AAGGGATCGGGACGCAACATTTCCGTCAACCTTGAGAAAAGTGGTCGAGTGTTTACACCACCGTGTTCTACACGGGCCTCGACTCTGCTTCGGCAGAGACTACAGTGGTGAGCGACGATGCAAAGCTTGTTCCGTGTGTATCCGTCAAGGGAACCGTGTCCTCAAACTTCATGCGATGCTCAGGGATTTGAAATTGCTGGGCGCAGAACGAATGGGGATTGCGAGTTTCGCTTTTTCGCACGGTCATGTGAGTGTTGTCGCGCGCGCACGAACATCGACGTACAGGCGCCGTTTTATAAGCCTGCTGAAAACCCGCGGGGTGGTTTGTGCGCGAGGCTCTTCGGAGCCAGCGACGGAGAGTATAAACAGTACTCTGTCTTCGTCGATCTCAAGGTTGCCGCAGCTATGAATCTACAAGATTTCGCCGCTAAAGGCAATACGAAAATGAATGTTCACCTCGGTTCAATCCAGTGTTACAAGAAGGTAAAGCCAGACCTTGTACTGGCGTACAACACAATACTGCCATTTGCGCTTGGGCAGTACGGCGACAAGTTTCGGACAACTTTCACATCGCGTTGCTTTTCTTATAAGCAGGTACTTTTCCTTTTCGCGTGTTATCTTTTATTCACGGTTTTCGTGGTCACGTGTCAATTAGACGCACCTGCAAGTTGGGGGGCTGAACCGTCGTTGAAGTATAACTTGTTGAGTATCGGCCTTCTTGTGACTGTCTGCATATTTTTGTGTGCGCTCACGCGGCGCCCAGTTCGTTGGGCGCAACGTATAATCCACACATCTTCCTGCACTTCGTCCACGTGCAATGGGGAGTGCGTGGGATGCCCAGACGCAGCGCAAGCTGCGCCGTCGGTTATAGCCACACCGATGCAGTTACCCAATGGATCACCATCCACTCCGGGCACGCCTCAGCAGCCACCCGGACCGACACCCATGCTGCCTGAATTACCGGTACCAGTGCCGCAGGCAGCAACGGAGCATGCTGATGGTACTGAGCAGTACGTCAGTCTGCGTCTGGATATCAATGATGAAGGCGTCGTTGAGATGAGACCGCCACGTTACGACGAAGTGGTAGGCATTGGTGAGGGGCAAAACCAGCATGGCACCGGCAAGCATGTCGATGCACGTGTTGATCCACTCTTCAAGCCTTATGGTCTCTGGGAGATACTCAAACCTGGCGCTTATGCCATTGGACCAGACCTGATACCTTCAGATGTGAAGCCAAACTCGATTGGCGCCTTGCTGAGAGGATTGATTGAGAGGCTCGAGAAGAAAGTCCTCCCTTATGACCCAAAACCAGGGCTTGAGGAGGAGTTACATGAGTCTGTCAAAGCCCTCAAGGCCGTGTTTACGGCTGAAAAAGTGAGGGCGTGGCGTGCAGCAAATCCCATGATCGCGTTGATGAAATCGGGCAAGTGGACCACACCCAGGTTCTACGAAGCTTATGATAGATTACTCAGCGAGATGGGTTTGTTTGAGCTACAACACAAATTCCAAGTAAAGCGCAATGAGGTGCTGCCTGTGCGAGGCAAGTCACCGCGGCCACTTTGTTCTGATGGTGACATTGGCAATGTGGCCAATCTTATAACAATCAAGTTTATTGAAGATGTCCTGTTTGGCTGTCAAGCTTTTAAGGGCCATTTCCGCGGCCATCATGTTAAGCACCAGAAGAAGCTGGCCGCGGTACAAGAGATAATGCGTAATCTCAGGCATAGCAAGAAGGATCTTACGTCCGTGATGGGTGATGGATCAGCTTGGGACTCGTGCGAGGGTCCTGAGATCAGAGATGTCATTGAAAATCCATTGATAGAACATGTAGCTAAATTGCTGTTAGATGACATTGAAGTGCCCAATTGGGTAACAGATGCTGCGATTCGTGCACGCAAAGGTAAGAAGATGCGTGGGTCAGCGGAGACAGTCGACACCGCACCAAATGGTAGGAAACTTTTGTCCTTTTTGGATGTCAGAGCGATTCGTCGTTCTGGTGACCGTGGGACATCAGTTCTTAATTATGTTATGAACCTCGTGGTGTGGTTGACAATTCTCTCGGAAGATGCTCCCAAACTCTTAGCGAACCCGGCAACACGCAACCATGTTTCACGGTTGTCTGGTAAACGCGTATGGATGAATTATGGGTTCGAGGGAGATGATTCGGTTTTGTCTACCGATGATGATCTCAAGAAATATGAGGCACGAATTCGTGAAGACTGGCAGTCGCTGGGTTTTCATATGAAGCTTGATTTCCGCGTCTCAGATGAGGCTTTGACTTTTGTTGGGTATATTGCGTTGTGCAACAAACATGGACCTAGGGATGATATTATCATGCCGGAGTTATTGCGGAATATTGCTTCATCAGCGTGGACATGCTCTCATCTTGCGGCTACTCGTAAGGGTTGCACACAGATTGGAGCAGAGGCATATGCCTCGCGCGCTACTGCTTTCCTCGAGACGGCCAAACCTATAGGTAGGTTGTTCCGCGGATATGCGTTAGGTCACCACAAGAATGGTGCCTGCTTATCGACTGACAGCCGTGAGCTTCAGATGCAGCACACTGGAAAATATGATGAACATCTGTCTTTTAATTTGGGGGAAATGATGCAAGACGCTGAGGACAATTCCCTATGGACGGATGATACCGAGGATGACTTCATGAAGTTGATCAACTTACAGAGTGGTGGCGTAGCCGATCTCTTTGACGTCGCCAGTCTCATGTCGATCGACGGGCCGCTTGATCCTTATGATATTGCGGCCGCCAGGTACTTCATTCCGGAGGCCTGGCGCACTGACCCCGATGTTGTTGAAGCAGCGGGTGATAATATTGAGCAGCAAGGTTAGTCAGTGCATTGGGCGCAGCTTACGCCGGAAAACAGCATTTATAAAATTCATGTGCCTAGTGATTTGCGTTTCCGTTGGAAGCGTGTTTGCGAAGCGCGTGGTTCTGTGCGCATTAGCCGACAGTTTTGTAGTGGACTGTGGTTCCACTTTGCGTCCCGATAGACGGATCACGCCGTCCATTCTCATTGGA